TTTTAACATTGTTTTGTTTCCTGTATTGAATGTTAGTAAGGAGCGGCCTAGGCCGCTCCAAGTTAAGTTTAGCCGATTGATTTAACCATCGCTTGTAGTTGCGAGATCATGGTATCCAAATCCATAGTTGTTTGGAATGTCTCTGCTTTTTGTAAGCGATTGATAAGGGCGGTTAGTTCACCTTTGGCAATCAATTCTTGCGACCTTGTTCTAGCATCAGCACCTTGCTTACCGCTTGCTATCTCAGCGTCGATTTCTTCTTTATTCTTTAATTGCGTTTGCAATCCACCGATTATAGAATTTGGTTGGCGCTTCCAATACGATCTGTTTTGGCCTTTGATTTGCTTATCACCTGCGGCCTTTGCAGACATTTCACAAAGCTCCTTAACTCCAGCTGGAAAACCATTCGCTATCATCTGTTTACACCATGTGAATTGCTCCTCAGTTGCTGTAGAACCTTTTGAGGTGTTACTGATTAGGTCGGTGCTTTTAAAACCATTGGCTTTAAATAGATCAATAACTTTAATTAACTGAAGGTCTTGACCTGTTGAACCTTTACTGAACTTGGCAATCTCTTTACCTAGTTCTGAACTTAGATTTGGTTGGTTTGTTTTAGTAGTCATAGTGTACTCCTTTCAAGAGTAATGTATCTAAAAGAAAACATGATTGTTTCGCTTTTGATAACACCAGTATACTTGTTTTGGTGTGTTGTGTCACAGTATTAGCGGGTAAATGGTAGTGAATCACTACATATACGACACCCCACCTACCCCCCACCCCCTAGACTACCCGCGTGTGTCGCAACTCTTATAATACTATTATTCACAAATATTTTACGTTTTTCCAAAAACGAATCTGATCCCACAAAACATCGTCACGGGTATCAAAACAGACCCCCCTACCTAGCGTTTTCGGCGCGCTAAGTGACCCCACCCCCTCGTATATAAAAACGTCTCCTATCAAACTGGATTGAAATGCTGTAAAATTTTTTGTATAGTTGCACAAACGAGGGCTAAAAATGACTATACATATTGAACCTGAGCGCGGAGTACCGACCCGCAAAGCTCCGGACATGAAAGACCTTGCAACTAAAACGTCCGCAGCTGCGAAGACGGTAGAGTATCTGCATGCTAACGGATTAGAGGTCAAAGCAACCAGTGAAGACAAGGATACTGCGGCGGCTTTAGCTGTATCTTATGCTGAAAACCCTCACAAAACATCCAAAGTTGCAACGCCGAAACGAGTGGCCCAGTTGACACCCGCGACTTTATTGCTGACGGACAGAATCCTGAAGGACTTTGGGCACTCTGTGGTAAAAAGTGCGACGCAGGTACGCCACTTAGTTACAAATAAACTGATAGAAGAGACCGAAAACCCTGATCCGCGGATACGCATACGTGCGTTGGAGCTGTTGGGTAAGGTCTCAGACGTTGGGTTGTTCGCTGAGAAGTCTGAAGTGACTATAACGCACCAGACATCGGACGATCTGAAGGACAAATTGCGTGAAAAGCTGTCTCGACTGGTAAATCCTGAAGAGATTGAGGACGCGATCACAATAAATGGGGATGTTATCGACGTAGATAAGGAGCTAGGGCTCGATGTCTAACAATTTAGCTAGTTTAGCTAAAGATATGGATTTCTCTCCGGAGGATATCCAGCACATATTGGACAATCTGGACTCGTTTAGCCCTGAAGAGCTGGTCGAAATAGACTCAATCGTGGGGGAATTGTCCACACGGGAGACAAACAAGGCCGCGCACGACGATCTGATAGAGTTTTGCAAGCGGATGCAGCCAGATTACAAGGTTGGTAGGCATCATCGCATACTTGCAAACATGTTGATGGACGTTGAACGTGGGCCGACAGCTAAGGACGGTAAGGACAGGGTGTGTGTAAACATACCTCCGCGTCATGGTAAGTCGCAGCTCGTGTCGATATTCTACCCTGCTTGGTTTTTAGGGCGGAATCCTGATAAGAAAGTAATGATGGTGTCGCACACCACAGACTTGGCGGTGGATTTTGGACGTAAAGTCCGTAACTTGATCGCATTAGATGACTATAAGTCCATATTCCCGGAGGTTTCTCTTGCGGTGGACAGTAAATCAGCGGGGAGATGGAATACAAACTTTGGAGGAGAGTATTTTGCGTGTGGTATTGGTTCTGCTTTGGCTGGGCGTGGGGCTGACCTATTGCTGGTTGACGACCCACACTCTGAACAAGATGTTATCAACGGGAACTTTTCTGTCTTTGAAAAAGCCTACGAGTGGTTTACCTTCGGAGCGCGAACAAGGCTAATGCCCGGCGGGCGTGTAGCTATCGTGCAGACTAGATGGCATATGGACGACCTGACAGGACGTGTAACTAACGATATGGTCAAGAATGAGATGGCCGATCAGTACGAAATCGTTGAGTTTCCGGCTATTTTAGACTCTGAGGACAAGAATGGTAAGCCAATAAAGAAACCTTTGTGGCCAGAGTTCTTTGATCTCCCTGCGTTAGAACGAACCAAGGCTTCGATGCCTGCGTTCCAGTGGAACTCGCAGTACCAACAGCAGCCGACAGCCGAAGAAGCGTCGATTGTTAAGCGTGAATGGTGGAATATATGGGAGAATGACGCTCTCCCGCCGGTCGAATACGTGATTATGTCCCTAGATGCGGCCGCAGAGAAGCATAACAGGGCCGATTACACCGCTTTGACCACTTGGGGCGTGTTTTTCTGCGAAGAATCAAGCTCACACAACATTATTTTACTTGACAGCATAAAAGAACGGCTAGAATTTCCTGAGTTAAAGGAGCTGGCTATGGAACAATACAACCACTGGGAGCCTGATGCGTTCATTGTGGAGAAGAAAAGTTCTGGTGTTGCACTCTACCAAGAGATGAGACGTATGGGACTGCCCGTCACCGAGTACACACCCCACCGGGGGACTGGTGATAAGTTGGCAAGGCTCAATTCTGTATCAGATATTATATCTTCAGGCATGGTCTGGGTACCCGCTACTCGCTGGGCAGACGAGCTTGTAGAAGAAGTGGCTGGGTTTCCGTTCATGTCGAACGATGACTTGGTTGATAGTACGGTTATGGCTCTCCTAAGATTCCGTCAGGGTGGATTTATCCGCTTGCCTACGGATATGGAGGACGATGATTCGTATTTACATCGGAAGGCGGCGTATTATTGATGGGGATGACATACATGTACATGTGTAGTATGGCTGTCTACAGGACGTTGGTAGCGTCCGTGGGGACACTGCGCATCGGCTCTCCCTCGTTCGTTGTGTCTCCACCCTACGAAGATATCTTTCTATTTAGGTACTATATCTGCTATAGTGCCATTAAACGCACAGAGTGAGGCAAAAACATGGCAGTCGAAAAACCTATGGAACCTAGTGATATCCTTGAAACACCCGAGGAGTCTTTAGCCCCTGATCTAACGGTCGTAGTCGAAGACCCCGAGGCTGTAGAAGTCGAAATGGACGATGGGTCAGTTGTTATTGAGTTTGGTGACACCCCTGAAATGAATGAAGATGTCTCACATGACTCTAACCTCGCCGAATACATTGAAGATGACGAGCTAGAGGAAATAGCAAACGAACTGATCGAACATTTTTCATCTGATCGTGAGTCTCGTGGAGAGTGGGCTAGTGCCTATATTAAGGGTATGGACCTTTTAGGGATGAAAGTGGAGGAGCGTACGGAGCCGTGGAACGGTGCTTCTGGCGTATATCACCCTATGATGACCGAAGCAGTGGTTAAATTCCAAGCGCAAGCAATGGGGGAGCTTCTTCCAGCAGCAGGTCCAGTACGTAGTAAGATCGTAGGTAAGATAACAACTGAGAAGTTTGAGCAGGCACAACGTGTCGAGACTGAGCTTAACTACCTTATCACTGAGAAAATGCCTGACTATCGTGATGAAATGGAGCAAATGCTGTTTAAATTACCTATGGCGGGCTCTGCGTTCAAGAAAATATACTTCGACCCTATTACAGAACGCCCTGTATCCCAATTTGTACCTGCAGAAGACCTCGTAGTGTCCTACGGCGCGTCTAACTTACGTACAGCCCCGCGGTTTACACACGTTATGAAGAAGACACCTGAAGAAGTACTCAAGCTACAGGTAAACGGGTTCTATCGTGATGTTGAGCTCCCTGAAGCAACTAGGGATGTTACTGACATTGAAGAAAAATACAACGAGTTAGAAGGTTCTGAACCTACTTTCTCTGACGACCCACGACATACTATCTTAGAGATGCACGTAGATTTAGACTTGCCTGAGCCTTTTGACGATATAGATGGCGTTGCACTACCTTACGTAGTGACAGTGGATAAATCATCTAGCATCGTCTTATCTATTCGCCGAAATTGGTACGAAGACGATAGCAAACGTGAAAAACGTATGCACGTCGTACACTATCCGTATTTGCCCGGTATGGGCTTCTACGGCACAGGGCTTATACATACGCTTGGTGGCCTTACAAAGTCTGCCACCTCCATCATGCGCCAACTTATTGACGCAGGTACGCTGTCTAACCTCCCTGCAGGCTTTAAAGCCCGAGGCATGCGTATCACCGGGGACAACACTCCCATCATGCCCGGTGAGTTCCGAGATGTAGATGTACCGGCAGGTACTATTAAGGATGCGATTGTTCCGCTACCTTATAAAGAGCCATCAAGCGTACTTTACAGTCTTTTAGGCAACGTCGTAGACGAGGGAAGACGTATTGGAGCAGTAGGTGACATACAAGTAGGTGATATCAATGCTCAAGCCCCTGTAGGCACTACTCTGGCGCTTATGGAGCGTTCTATGCAGGTTATGTCTGGTATTCAGGCTCGCTTACACGCGGCTATGAAACAAGAGCTTCGTATCTTAGCTGGGATCGTACATGACTACATGCCCGCTGAATATGCGTACGAGATGGACGAACCTGCAGACCGTATATCTGACTTTGATGGTCGGGTAGACGTTATTCCAGTGTCTGACCCTAACGCAGCTACAATGGCACAGCGCATAATGCAGTACCAAGCGGCACTACAGTTAGCACAACAAGCACCTCAAATGTATGACATGGGCAAACTACATCGACAAATGTTAGAGGTTCTAGGCATCAAGGATGCTGAAGACATTATCAAACTACCTGACGATATTAAACCTGCTGATCCAGTAACGGAAAACATGGCTATCCTCAAACAAGAGCCAGTCAAACCTTTCGCTTACCAAGATCACGAAGCGCACATCCAGACACACATGATGGCTATGCAAGACCCTAAGATCATGCAGATTGTAGGGCAATCGCCGTTCGCAAGCGCAATCCAGTCTGCTATGATGTCCCATATTACGGAACACGTAGCCCTGCAGTATCGTGTAGAGATACAGAAACAGTTGGGTGTAGAACTACCAGACCCAGAGGCACCGCTACCAGAAGATGTAGAACTTCAGGTTTCACGCCTAGCTGCACAAGCGGCTGAGAAGCTGTTTAAGAAAGACCAAGCCGAAGCATCTGCAGAAAAAGCAGCGGCACAACAAGCTGATCCACTTACTCAAATACAGCAACGTGAGTTGATGATTAAAGAGACTGAGCTGAAGCATAAGATCGAGATGGACAAGCTGAAAGTAAACATCGACGCTATGGCTAAACAAGAGAACGCCCGACTACAACAAGCACGTATCGACTCTGAGGAAGAGAAAGAAGCGGCACGTATAGGCGTTAAGGTAGCCGAGCTTGAAACAGACCAGAAAGAGTCCGCGGCGCGTCTAGCCTTGGATATTGCGGAGAAAGTGAACCTAGATGGCTGATTCTGTATTTCACCATGTACTAACCCGACTTGAAGAAAGTCGCACATCTATCGCCGAACACCTCGCAGAAGGCGGCGCTAAAGACCAAGAGACCTACTGGAAGCTAGTAGGGAAGTATGAAGCATTAACTATTGTACGTAATGATGTTAAAGATATTGAACAAAGGTATATTGAAGATTAGATATCATACGTGTACATATATGACATAACGTGGAATAATCCACGCAAAGGGCGCTGTGAGCCTTTAATCACTGCAGGAGACGAAGATGTACGCTACCGACAAAGTAGACGACAAGCAACTACTGGCAAAATTGCCCGAACCGAAAGGTTATAAGCTGCTTATCGCAATACCAGAACTTGAAGGCAAGACAGATGGCGGTGTTTATATGCCCGATTCTTTAACCAAAATGGAAGAAACCGCGACCATTATTGGATATGTCATAAGTATAGGTGAAGAAGCCTATACTGACAAAGAGCGGTTCCCGAATGGACCTTGGTGCGAAAAAGGTGATTTTATTATCTTCCGTTCGTATTCAGGTACACGTTTTAAATTACATAACAAAGAGTTCCGTATTATCAACGACGATACTGTTGAAGCGGTAGTCGAAGACCCACGGGGGTACAGTAGAGCATGAGTGAAGAATTAGAAACAGTCGTTGAAGACACAGTAGTAGAGACCGGAGCGTTAGAAGTAGACGTTGAAGGCGAAGATGATTTTGAAGTCGAAATCGCTGACGATACTCCTGAAGAGGACAAAGGTCGCCCACGTAGGGCAGCTGATGCCGAGGCGGATATCCCAGAAGACGAAGAGCTTGAGAAGCACAGCGACTCGGTACAGAAGCGTATCAAGAAGCTAAAGTTCGAGTATCACGAAGAACGTCGTCGTAAGGAAGAAGCCGAACGCGAACGAGAAGCGGCAGTTCAGTATGCAGAATCGCAGAAGAACGAAGCAGCACGTCTACGTAAAAACCTTTCTGAAGGTGAAGGTGTTCTGGTAAACGAAGCCAAGGCGCGTGTAGCGTCAGAACTTAACAGCGCGAAACGAGCCTATAAAGAGGCTTATGAGGCTGGGGATACTGATGCTGTGCTTGAAGCTCAGATGTCATTGTCTAAGCTACAGCTTGAAGCTGATCGTGTAGAAAACTGGAAACCGGCAAAACAAGCTGTGCAGGATCAATCTGAAGTCCCAGCTCCGCAAGCCGCGCCTCGTGTTCCTGTACCAGATCGTAAGGCACAGGAATGGGTAGCTGAAAACGATTGGTTCCAGAAAGACACGGGCATGACAAGGTATGCTATGCTCATACATGAAGAACTATTAGAGACAGGCGTTGATTCTACGTCGGATGTGTACTATAGTAAGATAAACGAGGCCATGCGGTCTCGATACCCAGATCGTTTTACGGACGTGGAACCAGAGGTTCGACAACCACAACGTAAAGCTGGCTCCGTGGTGGCCCCGGGTGGTAGAAATACCGCCACATCACGCAATAAAGTTGTCATCACCTCATCTGAGGCCGCAATCGCCAAGCGTCTCGGATTATCTAATAAAGAATATGCGGCGCAAAAGCTAAAGGATATGCAAAATGGCTGATAGAAAACCACGTACAACCGAAACCCGCGAAGCGGGAGAACGTCGTAAACCTTGGAAGCGCTCGTCAATGCTACCTACCCCCGAACCACGAGACGGACTTTCGTTCCGCTGGATTCGCACATCTACATTGGGTAACGCAGATATGACAAATGTCTCTGGGAGGTTTCGTGATGGCTATGTGCCCGTAAAGGCAGTGGATTATCCCGAGCTACACATCATGTCAGATATTGATTCTCGATTTAAAGACAATATCGAAGTTGGTGGGTTATTGCTTTGCGCTATCCCGACCGAACTAAAAGATGATCGTATTCATGGTCAACTTGAGTCTGCACAAAATCAGGCTGAAGCTGTCGATAGAAACTACATGCGTGAGTCTGACCCGCGGATGCCTATGCTTAAACCTGAGCGTAGTTCGCGGTAACTATAAGGTAAGGGGCAATGAGGCTCTTTACTTCAAAAGTAAATAAATCTGGAGGAAGAGCATCATGGCTACTACAGCTGCTCCCTATGGTCTAAAGCCGGTAAAACGTGCCGACGGAATGGCCTACGCTGGGGCGACATCCCAGTACTTGATCGATCCCGCTGGAGAGGCAACAAACCTCTTTAACGGCCAAGTCGTTCATATCGGTGCTGATGGTTACATCGCACTATCAACTGCAACAGGTGCCGACGGCACTACAAACGCATTACCAACAGGAACAACCTTAACTGGTTCTCTTGGTGTGTTTGTAGGGTGTGAGTACGAGAATGACCTTGGTCAAACTGTATACTCACAGTATTACCCGTCTGGTGCAACAAACGCGAAAGCATTGGTTGTGGACGATCCAAACGTACTATTCCAAGTACAAGCAGACGGCGCTATGGACCAGTCTGACATAGGTGCGAATACTTTCTTCGCAGCTGCTCAGTCTACATCTACTGGCAACACTGCTACTGGTAACTCTACAAGTGCCGTTGACGCGACAACTAAGACTACCACCGCCGCCTTCCGTATCGTGGCCGCTGTATCACCTATTGGTGATGCGTTTCCTGATCTTTTGGTTAAACTTAACCCCGGCTACAGCAGCATGACTAACGCTGTTGGCTTGTAAGGAGGGATAACACATGGCTATTTCACGCGCACAGGCGCTTAAAGAGCTTTTACCCGGACTTAATGCCTTATTTGGGCTTGAGTACGATAAATACGAAAACGAACATGCAGACATCTATGAGACAGAAAATTCAGAGCGTAGCTTTGAAGAAGAAGTTAAATTGTCTGGTTTCGGTGCAGCACCAACAAAGGCTGAAGGTTCATCTATTGCGTACGATAATGCGCAAGAGGCGTTCACAGCTCGCTACACACACGAGACCATCGCTATGGGTTTCGCCATCACTGAAGAAGCGATGGAAGATAACTTGTACGATTCTTTGTCTTCACGTTACACAAAAGCTCTAGCTCGCGCTATGGCATACACTAAGCAGGTTAAAGCTGCCTCATTGCTCAACACGGGCTTTGACACTTTCCAGTCTGGTGATGGTGTAACATTGTTCAACACTGCACACCCAACAGTTGGTGGCGGTACAAACTCTAACCGTCCAGCGGTTAGTGCTGACCTTAACGAGACTTCGCTTGAACAAGCGATTATCGACATTGGTGGATACACAGACGAACGTGGCTTACTTATCGCAGCTCGCGCTAGAAAGCTAATCATCCCGTCTGCGTTACAGTTCGTAGCAACTCGTTTGTTGGAAACAACTTTACGTGTAGGTACAGCTGATAATGATATCAATGCACTCAGCTCTAACGGTGCAGTTCCTGAAGGATATGGCGTAAACCATTATCTTACAGACGCTGACGCTTGGTTCCTGACTACAGACATCCCTAACGGTATGAAGCACTTCGTACGTTCTGCGATGGCTACAGGAATGGATGGTGACTTCGATACTGGCAACGTGCGCTACAAAGCGCGTGAGCGTTACAGCTTCGGTGTTTCTGATCCATTAGGTATCTACGGATCACAAGGCGCGTAAGCTCCTAATACTTAAATTTAGAGGGCTCCACTTCGGTGGGGCTTTCTTTTTGTCTAAAGGTGTTGTATGATCCAGTTAACGGGTACAACATTAGCTTTGTAGACAGGTTTATATACCCACCTGACGTTGCATAGACTACAAGGCGAATCCTTATGCAAAGGGTACTAAAATGGC